TCCCATTCGCCGGAAATCTTGTTCAGCGCGATGTTGAGAGCCTTTTCCTTTTCGGCATCCATCTCGACCACCACACACTCGACCTCAGTGATGCCCATATCGATGAGCACCTTCAACCGTTGATGCCCACCTACAACTCGGCCGGTCACCTTATTCCAGATGACCGGCTCGACGTATCCGAACTGTTCAATTGAGCGCTTTAGCTTATCGTATTCCTGATCGCCAGGCTTCAGGTCCTTGCGGGGATTGTAATCCGCAGGCAGAAGCTCGGCGGTATTCTTTTTCTCAATCAGCATATTTCTTTACCGCCTCCCGTAGTTCTTTATACCGGTCCAGCCATTCCCAGCGAGAGAGTGTTCCGCTGAAATGTCCGTAAGTGGCTGTATCAGCATAGATTGCGTCACGCAAACTTAGCGCTTCGATGATCGCCGCCGGACGCAGATTAAACACATCAAGTACCGCTTTTCTGAGTACGTCATCAGGGACAGTCCCGGTGCCGAAGGTGTCAATCTCAACCGCAACGGGGTCAGCCTTACCAATGGCATAGGAGATAGCCACCTGACAGCGTTTGGCATAATCACACCAGACGATGTTCTTTGCGATGGCTCTTGCCATGTATGCACCGGAGCGGTCAACCTTCGATGGATCTTTACCGGAGAACGCACCGCCACCATGAGCAGCAAGGCCGCCATAGCTATCTACCATAATCTTTCGGCCGGTCAAACCGGTGTCAGCAGCAGGCCCACCCTCGACAAAACGACCGGAGGGATTGACGAGAATTTCAGTGTCATCATCAAATGGAAATTTCTCAAACACCGGCCACAGCACTTGGGAGATGATCTCACTACGGAGAACCTCCAAATCCTTGTCAGCGCGGTGCTGCACAGAAACGACAATCGTCTTGATGCGTTTGGGTTTGTCGTTCTCATACTCGACAGTGACCTGTGCTTTTCCGTCAGGACCGATCCCTTTAATGACGCCATTTTTCATGGTGCTATCGAGCTTGCGGCATATAGCATGAGCGTATACGAGTGGAAACGGGAGTTTTTCTGTCGTTTCATCTGTGGCGTAACCGTAAACGGTGCCCTGATCGCCAGCGCCAAGCATGGAATACCAGGAGGTATCTCCAGCGCGGGATTCCATAGCCCGATCCACACCACCGGCGATGTCCTTACTTTGCTGGTGGACGAACACAAACACCATGAACTTCCACGGGTTGTAGCCGACGTCCTCCAGAACTCTGCGGACCACCCAGCGGATGTCAACCTTCTTCGAGCAGGTGATTTCGCCCGCTACGATAATTTTGCCTTTAGTAGCCATGACCTCGCAGGCCACGCGTGAAGATTTATCTTTGCGAAGACACGCATCGAGAATGCTGTCTGCAATCAGGTCGCAGAGTTTATCCGGGTGACCCTTGCAGACGCTCTCAGCAGTTTTATATTTAGCCATATCATTTTCCTTTCCGGGCGGTTAAGAGCCGCTCCATCACATCATCCTGAGGATTCACGCCGCTGTACTCGCCGGTACAGTTTTCCTTTACAATTTGAAAAATCTCCATCCACAGACGGTTTGTCTGGTTCATGTAGTTCTGGCCCATCGCCACATAGGGACTTTGGATTGCATTACCTGTGGTAGGATGCTTTGCCAGAAAGCCATACTCAGTAACCGCTTCTTCACACTGAATCCAGCGGGCTACACTCATGGCGTATCGCTCTAAAAGCTGTGGCGACACAAGCACCGCACAGCCGCGCTCGTTCAGCCACGTCCATGTGGATTTATATATTTCGCTCGCAACAAGCGTCTTGCCATCCTTCTGGACAGCTTCGAGCATCTTTGCTGGTTCCGGCATCACTTGACCGTTAAGGTCTGCCGTATCGGTAAACTCCATCACCGTCAGTTTTCTGCCGCCGGGATTACCTTCGGCTATTTTGTCGGCTAACGGCTTCTTTTTTGCGCCCGCACCGACACGAGCGCCGCCTCTATTGGTACCATCTTTCGCCAATCATCACACCTCCTTTTCGGGTAGGGGCTATTCCCCCGTTTGAATATGCGTTTTTCAACACGAAGCCCCACGCCGCTGTCCGCTAAAAATAGTTTTAGAGATTTGATTACCCCCACCGGTCACCCATCTCGACAGTAATGCGCGAATGGCAAGACTTGCAAAGAGCCATGAGATTACTCGTCTCATTGCCTCCGCCTTTAGAGAGCGGAAGGATGTGGTGAACCTCTTCGGCGGGTGTCAGTTTGCCTTCCTTCTGACACTCCTCACATAGGGGATGTGCTTTGACATAGCGGTCACGGATTCGTTTCCAAGCCCTGCCGTATCGTTTGTTGGATGCGGGGTCGCGTTCGTGCTGGTTGTATTGTTTGTCCATCACCTTTTGATGCTCGGCACAGTATTGCTCGCGTGCAGCAAGCCGACCGCAGCCGGGGTAGGCACAGGGGCGCTTAGGTTTGTAGGGCATTGGTTCACCTCACTTTCTGGGCATACAAAAAGCCACCGCAGGATTTCTCCCGATGTGGCCTGTGCCTATACTTTCTATACTACCAGTTTACTATGTTTGGCCACGACATCAACTCTCCTTTACTCTCCACTTTCGTTGACCACGACTTTTGTTAAAGCCCAGTCACGCATTCGGTAAGTATGCTGGATGCTGTAACCCATCTTGGCAGCGACTTCCTCCCACGTACACCCACAAAGGAAACGGAGCTCTAAAAGCGTCTGGTATTCCTTATTGTCCACGGCTTTAATGCTGGCAACAATCTGTCGCTTGATGTCTACCAGCCGATGAATGTCCTGATCAATTTCCGTCTGTAAGTCTACAATCTTTGCAATAGCATCTGCCATAGAAGAAACGCTGTGGTTGGGATTGCGAGGCATATCGCTGATAGTAGCTGTACATTTTGTGGCCAGTTCATTCAAGGAAACAATCTGCTCCAGTTTGCTGTCAATGCGAAGATCCAGTCGGTAGGCTTGACTCAGAAAATCCAAAGCTTTCATATCAGCCCACCTCCATTTCACGAACTTGACGCATCAGCGCGTTGCCATCCAGATTGGAGAGTAACTCAAACCATTCAGAATGGAAGAAGCGTTCAACATCATCCCGCGCGCCTTCATTCTTGATAATTTTTTCTATCAACTCGCGCTTCCGTTTATCTTGCTTGGCTTCCTCTGTATCAAGATCCGGCGTGTGTGGATGACGCTTCAGGAAACGGATTGCTTCCCGGTAGTCCTTGACTGCCTGTACAATAATTCCATTTGCTAAGCTTTCATACGGTTCCATTTCGTACCTCCGAATTTTTATTTCTCTCGGATTGGCACGGATTGTCTTTATTTGACTCTCATTTGCAGATCAGCTTTGACAGCATCGATTAGCGCCGACTGGCTTTTATCCTTTATGGAAAGAGCCCGCAAAACTCGCTCATCAATCGTGCCTTTGGTAACGATGTGCTGCACCACAACCGTTTCAGCTGTTTGGCCTTGTCTCCAAAGCCTCGCATTTGTTTGTTGATATAACTCTAGTGACCAGGTAAGACCGAACCAGACAATACAAGAGCCACCGGCCTGAAGATTTAAGCCATGTCCTGCAGATGCAGGATGAATTAAACCAACCGGTATTTCCTTGTTATTCCACCTTCGAATACTTTCAGCGGTATCCAACTTAGAAAATGAGACCTTTATGCTTTGAAGCTTTTCTATGATTCTTTCGTAGTCGTGCTTATACCAATAGGCTACAAGGATCGGCTTTCCGGCGGCCGCCTCAATGATGTCCTCCAAGGCATCCAGCTTCTGTTTATGGATGACCTCTGTTCCACCACTGTCGATATAAATGGCGCCATTGGCCATCTGGCAGAGTTTGTTGGAAAGTGCTGCAGCATTTGCCGCTGTTACCTCACCACCAGGCAGCTCCAGGACAAGGTCTCTTGTTAATTCGTCGTAGCGCTTTGCCTCTTTTTCAGAAAGCATGACCGTATGTTCACTGCTGATCAGTACAGGCATCTTCAGGTAATCCGTCGACTTCATAGAAATCGTAATATCGGAGATTTTCTGGTAGATGGAGGTTTCTGCACCAGGAAGTGGCTTGTAGCTGAAAATGATCTGGCCATTTCTCTTATCCGGCATAAAATAGTTACTGCGAAATGCGGTGATAAACCTTCCAAGCCTAGCGCCCATGTCCAGCAATTTAAACTCGGCCCATAAATCCATTAAGCCGTTACTGCTTGGTGTTCCTGTCATGCCAATCATGCGTTTTACTTTTGGACGCACCTTCATCAGTGACTTAAAGCGCTTGGCTTGATGATTTTTGAAGGAAGACAGCTCATCGATAATAACCGTATCAAAATCAAAGGTCAGTCCGCTTTCATCAATGAGCCATGAAAGATTTTCACGGTTGATGACATAGACATCTGCTGCTGCTTTTAACGCCTTAACTCGTTCTGCAGTGCTTCCTACCGCAACAGAGATAATCAGATCGGATAGATGGTCCCATTTTTCAATTTCGGCTGGCCACGTATCTCTTGCCACTCGAAGCGGTGCTACCACCAATACCTTATGAGCTTCAAAATAATCAAACAGTAGGTCATTGATTGCAGTAAGGGCAATGCTTGTTTTGCCTAAACCCATATCCAGCAGTATGGCTGACACTGGATGAGATTCGATGTAGTTTATCGCATACTTTTGATAATCATGAGGATTGTACTGCATCTAAAATCCCTCCAATCTGACTCGCGTCATCTAATATGAAAACTAAAAATCCTAATCCTCTTAGCAGCTTGTGCCTTGCCATCTGTAAAGGGCGTGGGCGCTTACCCGGAGCTTTGACCTCAACAAAGGCTATCTTTCCTTCAGGCATTAGAAGGATTCGATCCGGCATACCATCATAGCCCGGAGATACAAACTTCACTGCCAGCCCGCCGCGCTTTTTTGCTTCCAAAGCTAACTTCTTTTCAATCTCTTTTTCTCTCATTCTCGTACCTCATCAAAATTAAGGTGGTGGTCGTTACCCTCAATACATAAAACCCCCTATAGGCTATTTTTTTACTTAAAAAACTTGCTAAAGCGAAGTTTTGTATATGAGGATAACGAGGGTCACCAGTGACAGTCTGTTATGGTCGATTCAAAAAATCTTCATCTTTTACACGCACTCCATAGATGAAAGAACCTATCTTTATCTTTTTACGCGTAAAGCCTGCGAGTTCAACTGCCGCATAAAAATCGGTCGTGCTTCTCGTATACTCACCATTTCGTGCACAGTAATTACGGTATTCTTGATAAAAGTCACC